AACAATATTGATTTTGAACGGATTTTGCCCCAACGTAGCTTGAATGTCATTGCGTAGCGTTGTCTTATCAAACGACACTTTTAGCTTGCTGTTATTTTGTAAGACTTGCTGCAATTGCTGCGATAGTATTGGCACGTCAATAGAGATTTTGAGTGTGTGCTTTTGGTTAAGCAATACACTCTTTAGCTCAGTTGATAGTAAACCTGCATTAATCGAAACGTCAGCTTTATAGCCTTTGCCGTTGAGTATGTGCGTCAGCTGTGATGTTAGCGTTGCTGCATCAATAGCCGCATATACGGGGTATTTCTTTGTGCCTATTGCTCGCGTTATGCTTTCAGCTAACTCCGTAGCAATTGCTGTGATGTGCGCTGTGTATTGCGTATTGTTGATAGCCGCTTGCAATTGTTGCGCATTGAGTTGTGTGCCGACACTTGCTACAAATGTGTTGGCTTTCAATGCTGCTTGAATATCCTTAATGAGAGTTTGAGCATCTTTCATTTTGACGCTTATCTCAGCATTGAGGTCTCTAATCAATTGCTGCTTTATCTGATTTTTCTGCTGCGCTGTTTCATCTTTGAGCAGAATGTTGAAATATAAATCGCCTAAGTTAGCCATTGTTTAAAATACGTCTTTAAATTGTATTTTTTCATTTTCACGACCTTCATACTTTGCTTTCCAACGTCTTGTTACTTCTTCAATTCTGCTAAGTGACGGAGATTTGAAAGCCTTCGGTTGAGGTTTGCCATCCTTGCTCTTGCCGCTTGTCTTGCTGTCATGGTTGGTAACTAAAACGCACGTGTCAATTGCAAGTAATTCAACTTGTGCCGCAGATAATAGCCAATTCAATCCGTACAAAGGAGGTGTTACAGCAATGCCAAAGATGCGCATTGGTTCAGCGAGCCACTGACGCTCTTTTGTTAGTTCCCAGCTTTGTCCGTAGATTGTCCTTGACGGAAATTGGCTGCTACTTCTTTCTTCGTCATCTGCATCGTCGTGTCCTTTATCGCGGTCAGATATATGGTAGCAAGATAGTAATCGCGCACAGGAATTTTTTTTTTAGCTTCTACAAGGATGTCTTTTAACTCATCGTCACCTACTTGATAGATGTAATAGTATAAACGCCATTTGAGCCACCAAAAAAACTTGATTTTCCAATAGCCGTTAAGTAACACTGCTGCAACTGCTTGACAAGTTGCCTTGTCATCATTGCCTTGCTGTTCCATGATATGGGTAATCTTGCGGATTGTGCCGCGTCTTATCCAACCAAGTTTGCGCTTGCGACCACGGAATGTTATTATCGTTGGCTCGTCTTCTATAAGTTGGTCTAAAAGTTGTTGATCGTCTTCGTTGGGTAGTTCCATAATTAGTTGGGCTTAATTATTAGAAAGCGATGACGTGGCATTGATAGCCGCGCCACCGCTTGTTATATAATAGAGTAAATAGGAGAACTTACGCTTCTGCTGCCTTCTTCTGCAAGATGTAGAGAGCAACACCGTTGTCTTTGAGCGGAGTCCACTGAGTGTTAAAGTAAGCAGGTTTGCCTTGCTCAGTGATGAGTGAGCCGTAACCTTCGACCTTAGTCAAGAGGACTGCGGTCTCTTTGTCTTCGCTAACAAGCAAGAGTGAGCCTGTTACCTTCTTGGGGTCGATGTTGTAGCCATAACCTTCGTAGAGGTTGCCATCCAATTCGTTTACGGTTGCCTCTGCGCTTTCAGTACCAACGTTGAGGAAAATCTTGTTGATGACATTTGCGATAGACGCAACTTGGAATTGGATGTCTGCGTCACCTGCATCTGCAAGTGATGTCCATGTGCTACCTGTGGTGAGCTTAACGCGAGTGATGTCAGGCGCACCTGTGTCGAAGGTCACACCGTCAGAGAGAACGGGAAACTCAACGTCAAACTCTGTGATAGTCTTCGGAGTTAAGTTCTCAGTGCTGCTGTAATACACGTTGGTGAGCTTGTTGAAGATTACGTCAAGGTCAGCCAACTTTGATTTAATTGTAATCGCTGCCATTGTAGTATGGTGTTTTAATATTTTCTAATTGTTATTTTAAATTGAATTATCACTGCGTGAAAACCTAAAGAGTCATTGCCGCCATTCATCAATCGTGGCGATATACCTGTAAGAAGGTCAGTCGTAATTGGGAATTTCGACATCGCTACTTGTTCCATTTCGTCAAGTGTCTTGGTGTCTTCATATCCGTATTCTTTGTTACGTGCAAATAGAACTATCTGCGCATAAGTTTCGTTGCGGATTGAACTTGTTGAGCGTATGCCTTGCGGAAGACGTATAACTGCAAATTTCTCTACTTGTTCGGGAACGGTTTCCGTGCGGTCAGTAAAGATGATTGTGTCTGCGACATCTGCAAAGACTTGCTGCAAGTCTGCCAAAACTGCTTTACGATTGAATGATAGTGCCATTACTCTATTGGTCTAATGTGCGATTGAAATATTGCTTCTGCATCAAGATATATTGCTGTCAAAACATCTATACCCAATTTCTTCTCTTGGAATGATGCGTATTCAACGCCTGACATCACACATATTTGAAAGCCGTTTTTAGTTGGAACTACACCTTGCAACCACTCACGTACAGAGTTATAACCATAGTTTCTATCGGTAGAGACTATTGCGGCAAAATCACCGTTTTGCACATCGCCATCCCATCGTATTCTCCCTGCCGGAAAAACATCGTAAGGTGAGATTTTGCGTTGTACGGGGTCTTTACTACCACCTAAATGTACCTTTACCAATCTGCCATTGTCATATACTCCTGCTGCATAAGATGTCACGGTGTTACCCGTCATGTTATGCCCAACCTGCACCCTATGAGAAAATGCCTCTGCAACTAAATCGTCAGCCGCCTCTGACAATATATTGTTGAGGTGTCGGCTAATGAGTTTAGCAGCTTTTGCCATGCCTTTATCAAATAATGCAGCGTTATCTTTCATGTCTTTGAGAGATTGAAATATATGCTTGTGCCAAGATTGGAAGGGTACACTTCTGCGATAGAGCATTTAGTGTAAGTTCCACCATAGTCAGTAACATCAACAAAATCGCCTGCTTTAATATCGCATTTACCTTTGATTGGTAAGGCTACGCGATAGTCAGCTTTGATGACATTGTTTGTCTTGAATGTGCGCAAGTTTGTCGAAGACTCTTTGCGACACTCACCCTCGTACAATACACTTTTCTCACCGTCTTTGAGGTTTGTTACGCCTACCAAACGATAGATTGTGCAAGTATGCGGAAAGCGAGGATTGTTGATGTCTGACATTGGCTTAAAGGTTTATTATTCGCACAATTGATGTCTCAGTGATAGTTTCGCCCCACTTTTTATATAACCCTTTAGCCTTTGCGCGTAGCTGACGTTTATCGTATGCGCTTGTTTGCCAACCGCCCTCTTTGTGTTTCCATCCACCATCAGAGTCTTCAGTGTCGTTGCGTGTCGAAGGTGTCGATGCGCACCACATTAAAAGGTCTGCTGTTGCAAGGTCAATCAATTTCAAACCTTTGTCATCGGGCAAGTTCTTGATTTCTTCAAAGGGTGTTGTTAGGTCAAAGTCATGCTTAACGCTAATTGTCACCAATGCGCTGTCTGCAATATCGTAGGCTGTTACGCCTTTGAGATATTCTTGCATTGTAATAGCTTCGTTAGCCATATCTTGTAGGGCTTAAAGGTTAGACGGTAACAGTGCTGATGAACATTTGCTCAATTGCAGAAGGTACGCAAAGTTGTGCTGCCTCTGACTCAATATACATAGAGTGTGTCTCTTGGTTAACTCGTTGATAGAGTTTTAAGCGACCGTCATGGAATGAGCCGATTTCTTCTGCCTTGTAGCCGAGGTCAAGAGGTTCAACGCCTTGTACACCACCGATTTTGCCTGTCGGGATGAACGCAACGTTTTCTTTCTTGAAGTTCTCAACTTGTTCAGTGATGAGATCGGGAGTTCCGTCAGCGTCTTTGCCGGGTTTGTCAACGTAAGCGTAGCTGTCACGACCAACGATTTCATCAGCCTTGATGAGTTTCTTGAACACTGCCAAGATAGCCTCGTCAGATTGATTACGTGCGTTGTCAAGAGCGTTTTCTGCTGATGCGTTAGGATAGAGAGCCTTACCGATGCGACTGAGTACCTTTGAGTGTGTCAAGATGTCATCAAGCAAGTCTTGTGCGAGTTCTACGCGGATTGCGCCATAATAGTGATATGTACGGCGAATTGCTTTGATGCGTGTCTTGAAATATTCAATCGGGTCTGAGTCTGCGCCTTCGTTTGCTGTGGTGTGTTCTTCCTTAGTCCAGAAACGTTTGTCACCTTTGAGTTCATCAAAGTGTGCGTCTTTGATACCAAAGTCAATAGTGATACCGCGAAGACCACGTGGGTTGTTGATTTCACTGATTGTGAACTTACCTGTTGAAACGATTTGATGACGCTGATGTGTCAAGGCGTTTTGGTAAGACTTGATAAGACCTTCTGTGCTTTCATCGAGCAAGCGCATGAAGATGTCTTGCATACCGCTTGTAACACCACCTAATTTTTGGATGAGTTGCAATTGCTCACGTACGGTTGTACGATTTAAGCGATAGAACTGCTTGAAGGTAGGAATGTTACCTGTGCGACCTTGCAACTCGCGGAGTGCTACTTCGTAGCCCGGAGATTCGGGGTCAACGTATGCAGGCAAAGTTGTTGCGCCTGTGCTTGCGATGATCTGCGCAAAGGTGTAGCTGATACGTGTTGGTTCAAACTCAAAACCATCAATTTCAAGTTTGTCGTATTTCTCGTTGTAGTGGTCTACAAACTCTTGGAATGTTTCGCCTCCAAGACCGAGTGCCATTACATCATACAAATTAACGGGGAGTGTGTTTGCTGCCATAATGTTAGGTGTTTAGAGGTTAATAAACAATAGTTACCTGAGCTACGCCACCTGCTGTTTTGATAGCCGAAAGGACATCTGCATCAAGCATATATCCATAGAGTTCGCCATCATAAACAACGGTTGCTGATGCAACGGTGTCTTTGCTTGTGATTTGTACGTCTTCTTGTGTGAAGCCGTTGATGCCGAGGTCAGCGATAGAACTTGCTGCGACTTGTGCCGCTGTGTGAGCAACGATAGTCTTAGCTTCCAAGTCGATTGTTGCAGGTGTGCCTGCCGGTATAACTTTTGCGTCTACCCAATCTGCAACATTGGAAATAAGACCGCCACCGGGATAGCGATGACGAGTCTCGCGCCAAACCTTTCTTGCGTGACCCACTTTGAATGTGTTGACATCGTAAGTGTTACCTTGATTTGCCATTGGAAAGATTGTTTTACGTTAGTTAGTAATAGTTGTTATGATTTCTTCGCCCAACCTTCACGCGCTGCTTTCTTTGCAAAATAGCTATCAACTGCACTACTGCTACCGCCTGTTGGATTATTGCCCGTGTTGCGAGGTTTAGCACCTGTTCCACGACAAGCCTTCAATTCGGCATCGTAACGAGTAAGTTGCTCTGTAACGAGTTCGTCAATTGATTTCTTTACATCGAATGTTACGCCTTGAAGAGTTTTATCAAGTACATAGGAGTCATCAGCGTGTTTTTCAAGCATCTTAGCTCTTACATCCTTCATAATAGCCGATTGGGTTTCCGCGTTCTGTTTTTCAGTTAGCATGGTTTTAAGTCCGGCTAATTCGTCACGCAACTTTTGCAACTCTTTATCATTGTTTGCAGGTTGCGGAGGTTCGGGGTCTTTTGGCGGTTCAACCTTTTGCGGATCAGGCTTGTAATTTTTCTTGAAATTTTCAACCTGTTGCGCAACATCGTGGTTAAAGTTTCCTGAAAGTGACTTTAAGATAGTCACGTGCTTAGTAAAGTAAGCATCATCAGGTTCTACACCTTCAGCAGGGAGATTGCCATCCAAATAGTCTCCGATGGTCTTAGCTGATAAGCCGGTTGTTCCGAGCTTTTCAGTTAGTGTGGATAAGATTTTTTCTTTTTCCATTATTAAAAGCGTGTTTTTCAGAATATCAGATAATCACTCTTGATTACCTTAGTGTTTTATGTTGCTGCAAATATAATAACTTTGTACCCATTTTGAAAAATATTTTGGCAAAAAAGTAATGTTTTTCGACTTAAATTCTTTATTTTTGTCCAAAATATCTTATTTATAGGCAAATAAAGCCGCGTAACTAACATAAATGGCAGGCATAGGCACATATATTTCTTACTACGAACTTGAAAAAATGCGCAAAGCAGCGAGTAAAAACACTGCGAGTAAAGCGTTATTCGCCCAACG